ATGTTTTTAGTCAAAAGTTGCACAAGAAAGTATAATGTTTGCAATTCCAAAACTCTCAAAATTGGCACACTACATGAGTATAGAGAAACTGAAAGTGAACAAATTGCTGATAAAGAGGAAGGTTTTTTCAATATTTTTTTTGATATCAGGGACAAATACATAGAAATTGATTTATTCAATCATTTAAATAATTCCCATAATAGTTATCTAAGAGCACATGTTGAAAATTTGGAAATAAAGCATTCATATGGTAAATACATAAAAATTGATTATCGAGCAACATATAACTGGATCAATAATAATCGATTTATTTTTTGTATATCAAAACTTAATAATCATGAAGATTCAAAAACTATTTTCCCAGACTACGATGATTATTGGTATGTAAGTTACTTCAAAAGAGCGCGCTTTGTAGAAGCAATTGAAAATGCTTTAATTGATGAGATTATTAAAATGTTAAAAAGTGGTGATCAAATATTTCAAAAGCATATTGAAGATCCCAAAAAATTAACTGTAAAAAGTCATTTTCAAGATATCCTTTACAGTGATAGAGATTTATATTTAGATAACCATAATATAGATGCCATGCAAAGTGACTTAATAGACATATTCAAAAATATCAAATATTTAAAACCAGAAAGATACAACAAAGAATATGAATTTAGGATAGTTTTTGACTTTTACGAAAACGGAATTTTATTACATCCAATTATTAAGAGTATTATAATTCCTGACAATATTTCACACCTAATAAAACAATCAGATTTTGGAGAGTAAAATTATAAAAGCCCTCACCTGAGGGCTTTTCCTATTTCTATCCATGCATCTACTTTAGCTGAACATTCATTCCCTTTAGCTAATGTATCAATAATCCATGGAGTGATAACTTTACCCGTCCCATCTTCAAGCTTATTAAATCGCTCGCATGGTTGCATTAAATTAGCTGGTACGTTTGGCTTCAATAAGACTGTTGATCTGGTACACCCCGTCAGAATCAATACAACGATTGAGATAAACAGGACGCTCAATGATCTTTTGCACTTCACGTTCAACATACTCGACTTTTGTGCGTTGTTCTGACTTAAGCTGTTCATACTCTGCGCTCACTTGATTGAATTCGTCTTGTGCTTCAGCAAGCGCTTTTACTTGCTTTCGCTCAATATCTTGTATTTGTGACTGACATTGCTGTTCAGCTTGTTTCAAAAGGCCTGCATAGCGATTTGTGATAGCTGTCTGTATAACAACCACAACCACTAAAATAATGATTGCGGTCCAACGCTTATTTAAGAGAATCCAAGTCATGAGTTTTCACCTACGCACTTTTGATGACGCTCAAGCTGTCTAGTCCACACGCCATAACAATTATTTTTACGAATGCTGCAATCCCGCTTAGCGACGTATTTCCACTTCAGCAATGCATCACATGCCTGTCGGGGCTTATTCGCTAAAAGTAGCCTTCGCATAGATGAGCCAGTCCAAGCTGATTGCCCGTACTGATAAATAAAATCCAAATAGACTTCATATTCAATTTGAGTAAGCTTCACGTTAGGCAAAGATTTCTTTAAAAATGCTTCATCCTTACTTACGTGATTACGCAGCCATTTATCAGCGGTATCTCGGCTAATCGGTGGATCGTTCATTTTTACTTTTTGGCCGTTCGGTTTAACGGTTGTGCCATGACCCTGTGTAGGAACATCACCAGCAACAGGAATAACGGGTTTTGCTGTATAACCTTCTTTATTTTTTAAAGGCACAAAAAAAGCAGCCGAAGCTGCTATAAGTACCACCGCAATTTTAGTCTTGTTTGACATTACACTCACCTTTTTCTAAGCTTTCTAAATATGCTTTAAGGGCAATTTCATCACGCTTATTTTTCTTTTTAGCGTAGTACCAGTTCATTAAGAAACCAGCCAAACCGATAATGATACTTACCCAAAAAGCTAGATCAATTGAGCCGATCCACGCTGAAGCTGCTCCTACCACACTACCCCCGTATGTTGCAGCTTTACTTGTCGCCAAAGCTGTTGACGTGTCTATAATTTGCTGATTATCTGCCATGACCCATTTCTCCAGAATTTAGGCAATAAAAAAGCACCCAGATTGGGTGCTTCATTTCAAGAAAATTTCTAATCTTTATTTAGAAACTCAATTTTTAGTGAACTTTTCAATAACCATGTAGCAAGAAAAAGTAAGAAAGCAATAAATATAAAAACCTTATCCCCCGAAACTATGCCACCGATAAGCGCTAAAATAGTTAGAATAAAGAATGTCACAACTATAAGTACTTTCATCAACTAGCTTACCTGTTCTATCTTCTTCACTTCAAAGGTAGTAGATTTTTTACCAATCTTGATAAATGGTTTTTCATAAACTCGGTATGAAATATTTGCAGCAATGATTGTTGCGACTGAAGTAACAATAATGCAAAGTACTGGTTGATGAACTACCTTGTTAACAAACATGTAAACGACTGGATGTAATAAGTAGACACCATATGTAGCTTCACCCAAGTTTGCAAAAGGTTTAGAAAACCAATTTGGCAATTCTATCTCAAGCTTATAGAAGCCTAATGTCAAAGCTATTGAAGCCAACGCAAAAACAACCCGGTTTACCCCAGTAGTGATGTTAATCTGATCACCAGCAACTGGATACAAGCACAAAATAGCAAGAGAGATTAAAACCAAAACACTAGCAATGTTTTTCATGCTTATTTCATGAAAGTTGTAATACAAAGCCAAACCACAAGCGTATAGGAAAAAATTGTTAAAAGGATTAATGTATGTTTGCCATTGTTCTGACAGAGGCTTGCTAGAATCTAACGCATAAAAAGCAAAATAAATCCCTACAGCAACCAAACCCAAAACAGCCAAATTCCCTAACTGTTTATGCTTAGCATAAAGCATAATAAGCAATGGAGTGAATGCATAATAGAATGTTTCATTACCAATGCTCCAAGCTCCAATGTTTATATATTCTGCTGGCGCAACAAAACCAAATAATAATGTTGCGTTTAAGAAGATTTTATATAAATCAATTTGCCCATGTAATATAAAGCTTATGCCTGATACTACGGCTATTGCTATCCATAAAAGTGGCAAGAGCCTAAATAAACGACGGACAAAGAATACAAAAGATGTGTGAAGGTCTTTAATATAATTGTTGTATACAATTCCCATACTTAGACCAGAAAGCACAAAGAATATTGAAACTCCATATACTCCAAAGTTACCTAAAACACTTCCTGACTCTGGATGAAACAACTGCCATCCTATTAAATGATAAATCATGATTGCGAAGGCCATTAACCCTCGCAACCAATCTAGGCTTTCAAATCTTTTCATAATTTCAAGGTTATAAATTTATTAGCCCAAACATAATACCGTATTCAAAAGAAGCATTGCCAGCCAATTCAAAACAATTAAATATTCATATGAGATAACGCTAATGCTCTTTCATTATTCATATCATCAAATAGAAAAAAGTGCTTGGCTGTTATCTCTGAGAATGCTCGTTTCGGCGCTCCAGCTGAGTGATAATTCACACCACCAAAATCTAAATAAGCATAAAAACTATCAAAATTTGCTGGATTCATTAGAGGATTGGTAACTAATTGGCCGTTTCTATAACCTTCTCCAGTAGTTAAAATTTCAGAAGTTCTGAAAACAAACCGATTATTAAGGTCTGTTGTCATGTTCATATCAATATTTACATAAGTAGTGCTTACAGTGCTATTTTGATTAGCAGTACCTGTTTGACGTCTCAAAGTTAAAAAAGTCCCATTTGAAGCAGTCAAAACGAAGAAAAGCGGACTAACATTATTTTGTTCGTTATGTAAAGTTATGCCTGCATGAATCATTTGGGTTGGTGTTGATGGAATTTGTGAATAAATTTGCAGCCCCACCACTGTACCCTTACCTTTAAAACCTATTTTTTTTTCAGTAGTAAATATGCCTCCATTAACTACATCATTTCGCAAATTGTTAAATTTTATACCATTAGCAGTAAGTGTCGGGTAAACACCAGTCCCATATAGCTGAGCTATTAAATCTTCACCATCAATAGCATAGGCTTTTACAACCGCATTTCCCTCAAGCTTTAATCCAAATTTAGAAGAAACCCATGTCCGAGCTGCACCATAAAGGCCATTATCAATCAAAAATTTGAAAGCAATTAATGTCGCAGCTTCATCTTGAATTACACCACCATCTGCTAAGACTCTTTGTTTGTAAATATTAAAAGCATCCTCGGCTGTTACTGATATTGATTTCCATGTACCAAAATTATAAATGGATGTTTTGTCAGATTTAAATACTAGTGACATTGTTTACAATCTCCGAAATGGTAAGAAGTTGAATGGCTAAGTCTTCATTTGTGTTCAAACCCACCCATGTTTCGTTGTGCTCCATGAGTAACAAGTAAATTCCATCTACCCATTTTATCAATTGGGTATAACCCACATATTTGGTATCCAAGAAAGGCGCATAATGGATAGGGAATGTATTGCAATCATCGTAAGAAAGTGAAAGCCTAAACTTTATTCTCTTATTTGTTGGATCTATATCATGACTTACAATATGCAAACCCAAGGCAGAGTCATAAAATAGAAAGGATTGGTTTGTAACGCTTGCTACTTTGTTCGTATGAATAATTTTCCATGTTTCACCCGAATCTGTACTTTTTGCAAATGCAGCAAACATAGGATTACTTGATTTGGGGCGAATACTCATAATCAAATTATCTTTACTATCAAAAGTAATTGAAGGCTCTTGCCCCCAATTTGATTGAATTATCCATACGTTTGAGTAAGCCCAAGAAATACCATTGTTATCAGAGTAGATACATCCCGCATGACCTGTAGCAGAATATAATGCAACAATTAAACGACCTGTTTTTAATTTTAAAACTTCACATGTTGTACCTAGTGCTTTTAAAGCTGAAGTCGGAGGATTGTTAATGTATGAAAGCTCTAAAGGTTCTGTCCAAGTAACACCCTCATCAGATGAGTATCTAACATATCTAATGTAATTCACCTTATTTGTTGATGTTTCTTCTACATAACCAATAGATTTTTCATAAACCATAATTAAGCGATTATCATTTGTTCGCCCTAGGTGAGGATGTTTAACAATCCCCGCATCTGAATCTGGGTATATAAATAATTTTCGATCTCGAACTGTAATATTGAAATTACTATCAATATCAGCAAAGCCACACCAAAACGCTGACCCTGAACCATCTCCATCGTATTCTGCTTTAGTTTGCCGATGCCAAACCATAAATAAGCCAGTCGAAATTTTGATGGCTGCTATCATTCGATTCCTTAAGCCATCAGATTCGTTACGAGTAATAATAGATGTAAATTCTGACCGAGGCGGATACTTGTTTTTTAGAGAATCTTGGTAAACTTTCCCAGCAACTCTGTCAAAGTTTGGAGTTTGAAAAACATCTAAAAGACTTTTATTACCAAGATAAATATTATTAGGAAGATGGAGGTTTGAGAACTCATCGAAATATCCAAATACATTACCCTCAGAATCTTCAAATGCATATGGAATCACACCATTACGGTTAAAGACTTTAACCTTTAAATCATTAAGATTATCTTGAACACTCCCATCTAATCCAACTAATTTTTTACCACCTTCTTTAGTAGTATATTCATACATAAATCCGGAGCTATCCTCATGACGCTCCAAGGCATCCTCAGCATCTAATGGCATTCTCCCATCTAAAGCTTTCTGAGCATCTATTAAAGAGTTTCTACCAGTTGGCACCCAAGAAGGACTTGGAAGAGATTGAGGATCCCAGCGATATTCATTACCCGTACTATCATCACGACCAAGCTGCCAATTATAGCTTGGTGTAATTTCTTGCAACCGATCTAGTGTCGGAGCCGAAATAAAACCACCTCTGTTTTCAGCTTCACGAGAAACCATAGGCAGAGATTTATATGGCAACCCAGAACGCGGGTTCACAATCATATCTTCACCCGCACCTTGACGAATATTTTCAAGGTCAATTTTCGCACCCGCTATATCTTCAGGCTCAAGCATCTCATCCATTTTTTTCTCCAAAAAAATCCCCGCACAAGCGGGGATTCTTAAATATTTACTCAGACTAAGTTGTTCTTTATGTCATTATCATTCTGATAATAACGGGGGTCAAAATTGATAGATGTAAGGACATTCTGAAAAATGCCTTTAACATCTTTTTTAGTCACTAAAAAAAGTTGATCATTTTGGCGATCATCAGCTGTAATTGAATAAACGGTCTTGACCTCTCCTTTAGTCACCAGTGATTCATTTGGAGGGCGTGAAAGCACAAACTGAAAACTGTTTTCACCCTGAACGATTGGGATAACATCAATCATTTTATTCTTGAGCTGCAAATGAATAAAAAATTCATGATCTGTATTTAGAACACATGGTTGTGAACCTGTAATCGTAAGTCCATTCCAATCTAGGATTTCACCAGATAACACCATTTCATCAGGATCACCCAAGAAAATAGGCGTTAGCCGAGTATCATCAACACATGCAACGACATCTCCTTGATTGACTAGCTCAGCTTCCGCATACGCCTCATACTGACAAGAAACTCGTTTAAACCGCAACTTATTCCATGCTCGCCAAGCAACAATATGCGCTTGCTGTTTGTAGACAATCCCATAACCCGTTATTTTGCGTGGGTTATTAATCTGCTCGTTAGGTATTTTTAAAGTCTTTTCAATCCAACCCTCTTCACTATCAACATAAGTGAGTTCTACACCATCGTAATAGTTTTCAACTTTAAAACTATTTGTACGGGTTTCAGATTGTGGCTTTTTATTCCGATGATTAAATAAAATGCTTGGCACATTATCCGAACGTTCAAAATCGTAATAAAGCGTTATTGAACTTCTTCGGTCATGACAGCATGTTACAGCTGCAATCATCCGCATAATTTCTTCAAATGATTGGTTAGCATCATCAAGCGTATAATTAAACTCTGCCATTTTGGAAGAACCAAAATATTCAGTAAGTTCATCTACCACCCGATATAAAGCTTCTACATCAACTTCAGAAATTACCCGTCGACCTATTTTGTCTTGTAAAGCAAGTTCAATGGTAAGGTCCGCAATATTACGCGAAGGAATACGGGTTCCAGAACGTACTCCTGTTCTATAGCTATAAACCAAGCTTTCAGCGATACAGTTTAATTCACGGCTATCTAAAGCAGTGGCTGTACGTGTTGCCTGTGTTCTACTACGCAGCAAAGTACGATTGTCATACACCAGTTTTTGCAAATAATGGTATGCATATGCACTGACAAACTTTGTCTCATCAGACAAATCTGCCGAGTCACCATTATCATTTGTTCTGCGCGCACGAAACCGAACAGCTCCAGAGAACGGAAGGTCAATCCACATTGAACCGCCGACACTATCTCTATTGTTTGGCTTGCCAGTTAAAGAAATCGTTTTGGTATAAATTATGCCAGTAGGCTCACCGCCAACTACGCTTTGATACTCAACACTTATCTCTACAGTTTTTGCATCAGAACCTTGATAGATACCGTTTAAAGCCTGAAAGTTCAGCAGTAACCCTGTGGCATCTTTTGAATCAATGGTGAACCACCCAATGTAGTTCTCATTACTGCCACGAAGCTTAATTGTACCTAGACCCGTTTTCTGATCAGTTATATCTGCCAATTTATACCAATCAGGATTTACAGCACTTGGAGTTGCTAAAGCAATCTCCTTGTTATCTACATCAACACCTGTGACTACATAACTTCCATCAAGAAAAATATTCGCACTGTTTGCAGTAAAACTTGCTGAGATATTTTCGGATGCTGACTCGGTCAGACTGGAGAAATTAATATTGGTATTTGTTGGATTAGTTAAAGTAATCGTATAAATACCCCCGCTATACACAATGCTCGTCACATCATATAAGCCTGCCAAATCTAATTGACCATTAACAGGATCAGTCACTAGAAGAGACGTTACATTAATCTTTCTATACGTGTCATACCCTGTCACAGTCTGATCTGAGGCTATGGACAATGTTTTGTTTACGGGATCAATATTGGTTATGCCTGTGACATTTAAATCCGCAATTCCAAAATTTGCCCCAGAGATAATCAAAGATTCATTAACTAAAAACTTTGAGAAATTACCCGCTGTATCTGAACTCGTCGTTTTAATCAAATTAGGAAATTGAAAATAAATGTCTGAAGCTTCAATACGGGTACTATTCGGTGATAAAGCTGTTTGACCATTTACCGATGAAGTCTTTTTTGCAATCATCGGCGGCTGATCAAATGTATCCCCCCATTTAAAAATATTTTCAGTGCCTATTAATGACTGTCCAATCCCATAGACCGTTACACTTGTTCCCGAAATTTCCTGTATAGGTGTATCACCCTCCTTGAAATCAGACACTTGAACATGGTTTTCACAAATACACATCAAAGTTTCTTCAACTTCGACATCATTTTTAAAATAGCGAACCACTGGAGCAAATAAATCAGGAATAGACTTTACACGCCCAAGAATAAATGGAACCCGCTGCTTAAGACGCTGGCGATTTTCACGGTCTGATAAATTGTTATTACTGGAACCCGTGCTTGTACCTGCATTATTAAGTGGTGCTTTAGGCACTTTAACTAAAGCGGATATTCCCGCCCCAATTACTTTACCAACCACCCAGTTAACCATCGAAATTAAATCACCAGAATATAAAACTATGGTGCAGTCATCATTCGATTCCATTAGCCGAGCAATTGCCTGTTTGTCACCTGATCCAGTAGGCGTTATATTATTTTCAGGGCATGGATTACCTTTAAAGATAAGAGCTTGCGGGTACTTATTCTTGTATTGAAGGTAGGTGTATAAAATACTATCTGTTTCTAAAAAATATTTGTCGGATCCATCAAGTGCATTATTGATGATACAAATTTGGCTCATAATAACGAATCCTTTTAAAAATCTTTCCAGCTTGATGCAAAGTGATCCGCTGTACACTTTGCTCTGTTAAATGAAAAACCTTATGGCGAAAAAAAAGCCCGACATGCGAGCTTCCGTTTAAATGTGTCATCAAGACAATGCAGCCTTCGACTGGATTCTTAATCAGTTTGTTCCTGTGAACCGTCTCACGGGACGTTTTTAAAGTCTCATCAATAGAACCCGTTAAACCGATAAAGCATTGCGAATAATCCAGCCCATAAATATGCTTTGCAGCTGCTATCACGAAATGAACACAATGAAAATTAATTGGATCATATCTAAGATGAAATAACGGTCTAATATCCATCAATAAAACCCTTTCAAGCTTGGATCAGTACTTGCAACATAAAGCTCACCAGTACCCGAATCATTTAAATTAGGTGCATTAGCTTCAAAAGTTGAACCCTTGTAACTACGTGAGACATTTTCAATAAGCAATCCCTTATCAATAAAAGATGGCTCGTTATATACCCCCGTGAGATAAGCTCTATAATTCAGTACGGGCAAAATTGGCACATCATCAAGATAAACCTGATCTATTAAATCAGGGATTTGCTGGCCTAAATCTGCGACTGAAACTCTTATAGTCTGATCAAGATTGTCTTGATCACTTCCACGCTCAATAGTAAGTATGGTTGGCTTATATTCAAAAAACTGACCGTCCTCATGAGTTAAAATCAAAGGCTCACTAGAATTAACAACATAACGCAAGGCCTCAGACCAGTTCGGGTGAGTAACCTCAATTGACTCAACCAGACCAACCGATCCACTCGATTGATCCAAGAGAGAAAGCATAATTGGTGTGATCTTAGCCATTGTTAACTCCAGTCGCTGCTGGGAACCATTCATTAGGGATTTTCTCAACATCTGGAGTTAAACCTCCTTGGCGATAATTAACGATATTTCTATCATCAGTTTCACTTCGGTATACGGGTTTAACCAAGACTTCAAACGTCACCTTAATGACCACCTTATTTCGATATGATTCACTTGGAAGTGAAGATGAAATAAAGCGACACTCACATTCTTCAGAAATCCCATTATCTAATGATAATTTCCAAAGCCAGTTTTCAGGTTTACGCTGCTTGAGCCGCCAGAATGCCCAAAAGTACTGGCGCTTGCCCTTCTTATCCAAAAGCACGGTGACTTTTACACGATGATAAGCGCCAATAAAAAAGGGGACCTGTCTCGGTGGCCCCCCTTCACTTTCTTGTTCCCTAAGATTATTCCCTGGTGTAAAGCTATAGCCTTCTTTCATAGGGCAAAGCATGAATCTATCCACCTTTAACCTCCCCGATTACGGCCCACATTAAAATTATCCATTACAGCCCTAGATTCATCACTGTTTGCACGATTTAAGTTTTCCCATGATCTCGCTATACGCTCATCAACAACATCAATCGTTACCCCACCGTTTGAATCTTGACGGGCAGTAACTACGGCACTGGTATTGTTGTTAATCGTAATGTTGATTTGGGAATCAAAACGTTTTTCAGCCATGGCTCGCGTAAAGTCTTGGTTTTGACGCGGGCTTAATACACGCTCACCTTTGTTTAATAACCAAGTACCTTCCTGCGGTACATAATCAATACCATCATGGGCCATACCCGTTAAGTTAGTTGACTTAATTTGTGCAACTTGGGCCAACTGAACTGCGACCGCAGCACCCGCCATCACAGGCGCCAAATAAGGCCCCACGTAAGGAATAGCAGCTACAGATGCATAAACGTCCGAGAATGTTTTTGGTGCGTTAATGATAGCCTGAGCAATAGCAAAAGCTTTTGACATTGCAAACATTGCTTTATAACCAGCTGATTGCTCACCAAGCAAAGAACCCATTAAATCGGTCATGCCCGACAAAGTATCAGATGCCGCCTTAGTGCCAAGTGAAGCCTTATCAAGTTCATACTGCTGGTCAATCATAAACATACGTTCTTTATGAGCCTGCCATATCGCTTCCCTTTCAGCAGCAGTTTGCGCCAATGCATCTTGTGCATTTGCCAACGCCATTGATTGAGAAGTTCGGCCTTGCCGCTGCTGATCAAGTTGGTAAAATTGACCCGTACCATTCATATCAGCGTAAGTTGCATCCCATGCACCACTCGCTTGAGTTGCCTGATCTAAAAGACCTAGCTGCTCTTGAGCTTTTGAAAGTGCAATACGCTGCTGCTGCTCATCTTTTGCAAGTTGAGAATTAAGTAAAATTTGCTCACGCTCAAATGCATACCGAATTTGAATATTTTCAATTTCAGTTCGCAAGAATGCACTCGCATCACTTAATCTTTGCTGTTGCTCAAGTTTCTCCCACGCAATTTCCTGTTCTTTCTGACGATCTAAAGCCGAAGTAATTTCTGCTTTTTTAGTCTTGTTCAGTTCAACATCAGCCAAGACAAGTTGCTTTTGATTTTCATAATCGCGTTCAATCTGCTTGATACGATCAGTTTCAAAAGCAAAGTACTGGTTATACTTGTTTTGCTCATCAGCAATTAATTTTGCCGACTGAGCAGCATACAGTGCGTTTTCCTTATCAATCATTTCCTTAAGCTGGGGTGTACCACCATAAAGGATAGCTGCTTTTTCAAGGTTATCTTTATGGTCCTGTAAAAGCTTTTGAGGCTCGGTCAGATAATTGCCTTCATAATCCTTGCGAGCATCATCAAGCTTTTTCTTTGCTTCAGCAGCTTCATCAATTAACCCAAGTAGATCACCCTGTGACGGGTTTAAAATCGAGTCATCAACAGTGGATTTACCATTTACAGCAGAAAAATATTTAGCAAACTTAGGATAATAACCTTGTACCTCTTTGGCTTTTTTTGGCGACATTTGACCTTTTCCATAGCCAATATTGCCATCTATATATCTGTAAGTTCCAGTTATCCCAGCATTAATTGACATTAACGCTTTATCAAGACTACCAAACTCTTTAAGACCTAGAGCAATTGCATCAGCTACAGCCGTAGCCTGTGCCTCAATTGAATTCCCACCTTTAGATAATATGTCCTTATATTGTCTCCTAAATATGCTTGTGGTCTGAAATAACCCTGTTGCCCCTGTTGGACTAACTGCCTTTTCATTTCCACCAGATTCGCCTAAGACATATGCCGCTAAGGTTCCTGCTGGCAATCCATACAAACCTTCAATCTGGGCAAAGTTATTTGCCTTAGCAATACCTTGGACTTTTGCAATAGCTTCCAAGTCCTGCTTTCCGAACTTATAGTTTTTCCGATTGAAAGATTTCAAAGTTGCATTCACAACTTCTTGTGGAAGCCCAACCTTAAAAGCATTTTCACCATTCGCACTTACCTGAGCATCAGCAAACTGCTCCGCTTGTTCTTTAGACCACCCCCCCATACGCATTGTATTTTGGATGTATCTTTGTCTTGCCTCATCTTGATTAATTTGCGCAATATAATCTCTTTGAGATTTGGTGAGTAACTGGTATTTTGCAACAGCACTATCTAGTACTCTATTTTGATCCTCTTGAGTCTTGGTCACTTTACGGTTTGCATCTGACAAGCTATCTACTAAACTCTTTTGGTTATTCAATTTAGTGTTTGCTTTATCAGCTATGCCCGCATACTCAACCATATGTGAGTTGTATACGTCTTGAACATCACCGAGTGAACCAATCAAATCGGATAACTGTGTTGCAGTAATCCCCCCAGCTAAATATTGTTTACGCCACTCTTCAATCAATTGGGCAGATCGACTACTAACGTTAGCAACATTGGCAATACTACTTGCATAAGCAGCAACTTGATTTTCAGCTTGCTTATATTCTTCAGTAGCAGTAATTAATTTTTGTTGCTCATCGTACAAAAAGGCTTTTTGTTTAGCGACACTCAATGAATCATATTTACCAATCAAACTTTCAATTGATTCACCCTGATCATTTAAGGATTTTGTACTTTCATCAGTAGCAGATTTCATTGCATAGTATGCACCACCTGCAACAACTGCCTGAACAGCAAGCATAGCTAGACCTGCTGGGCCACCCAAGAAAGCAACCGCACCACGCAAAACCCCCATTGAAGTTGCTGTAGTAGCTGCTGCACCTTGCATACTAATTAAAGTAGCTTCCATTACACCAGCACGTATAGCTGCCATGGTAAACGTGCCAGCTAAAATAGTGCCCTGTACAACTAACTTTGTACCAATCGCAGCAGCTGCTGCTACCGCTACAGCTTTAATCGTATCGGTATTTTGTACAACCATTTGGAGAGCTGGGATAACGTCAGCAACTAGGCCATTTTTCAGACCTTCCCATTGCATTTCAAAAATCTGTAAATTCTTTTGAGCCTCAACCAAACTTCCAACCATGTCATCTGACATAACCGCGCCAGTTTCTTTAGCTCTATCACCCCACTCTTTAAATAATTTTCCGTTATTTTCTAATAGTGGAATAAGCTGGGAAGAGTCAGAAATAATCTGCTCCATATAGAATTTAATATCGTTTTTTGTAGCGCCAACTTTCTCTAATGAATTATAAAAAAGTTGTAATGCTTCAGGTCCAGATAACTTTTGAAACTGCTGAATAGTCACGCCAACTAATGGGGCGATATTCTCAAAAAAGTCCGCAAGTGGCCCACCGCCTGTTTGCTGAAAGTCACCGATACGATCTTGCATATCCTTCATTTGATCGGCGAATTTTTCAATGCTAATGCCAGCAGTTAAAGCACCTTTAGAATAATATTGAAATTGCGATACTGAAGAATTTGAAAGCTTTGCAAGTTTGTCTATTTCATTGCCCGTTCTAATTACTTCTAAAGCGAATGATGTAACACTCGCTACAGATAAACCAGCAACAACACCTTTAAGCACAGTTAAGGATTTGCCCACCAAATCAAAGCCATCGGCCATTCCCCTTGTACTATTACGCGTTTGACGCTCGGCACGTGACAAACCTTGGATATATGACCCAGTATTTGCCAGCAAGTTTAAGGTCAAAGTACCAAGATTAGTTGCCATAAAATTTCTCCAGACATAAAAAAGCCACCGTTAGGTGGCCTCTTGTTTTCGTTTTCGCTTCATTGCTTCTTCTTCAAAGGTAGTTTCAACCTCATCCTCATGAGGCATAAAATCATTCGGATCTGCATGATCTTCTGGCTTTACTTTCCCATTGTGATAGAAGGCCATTAAATTACCTATTGCCTGCTCAACTCTACGACCAACAAAAAGCGAGCCTCGTTTTGCACGATAAGCTCGCCAGATATTAACTTCCCAGTTACTTAAGTTTCGCCATGTGTCTTCGATTCGGTTTCCACCGATTCCGCAGATGACGAGTTCACACCAGAATTCGTACTCTTCGAATTCTTTTTCTGAGACTTTCCCGAAAACTTATTCACCGAGTCCGCAACTTGATACAAGGCTTCAACAAAGATTGGGTCAGAATCAAATACATCGTCTACAGACTCAAAGAACTTAGTGCCCTTTTCATCTTCACAAACCGATCCCAATAACTGAGCAGCACGTAAAAGACGGTGATTAAGGCCAATAACTTTCGAGTTTTCAATATTTTCAAAATCAAAGTCCCATTGGTAGGCTTTTGATGTTGCTTCAATATCTTCAAAGCTCAAACGCTTAATAAAGACTTGACCCGAAAGGTCCACCATTTCACCAAACTGAAGCTCAAGATTTCCCGTTGAATCCCGAAGAAAAGCAAAGTTTTCTTCAGTAACTTCAACAGCCCAATTAACTGTCCGCTCAACTGGAGCAGCGATTTTTGTTACCCCTTTTAATGATTTGAGCTTCATGCTGTAACCTTCCACTCATCAATAATTTCAGATTGGCGACGTAACGGCAAACTATGATTAAGAAGCGATTTCGCTTCAATCACTGGTTTACCTCGACGCAATTTTACTGTCGCATATGACCAAGAGCGAGTATCAGGCAGATCCACCACATTATCCGTTAGAGTTGGCGCACCTGTACCATCAGAATAACCAGCGTACAGAACAAAATTTTCAAGTGATTTTGCAAACTCAAGTACTTGTAAGTGAGTCGCATTTTTTGGGTCAGTATCAATTGCAATTGATCCGTCGCCCGGCTTACCAAGAATGAATTCACTTTGATCAACATCGGGATCATCTAAGCAACCGCTGTCATATTCATCATAGTTTTCATCCCCCCAATCGAAGGTTTTAATACAAAGTAATTTGGTCAATGTAGGAACAGTGCCATGCAATGCCCAAAATTCTGTACCTTTACCGACAATACCTTTTTTAGCCATGAGATTTGCTCCTTATAGGCAATAAAAAAGCACCCTTAAGGGTGCTAATGTTTGAATAATTTAATTAAGCTTCATGTATCCAGCTGGCATCAAAGCCGCGGAAATATTGTTTAGTTGGAGGGTCTACACCGCTAATACGTGGGTTTAATATGTAGCAATAAAGCTCTAAAGCCTTGCGTACAACAGAACGAACCTCGGAGGCACGCTCCGCATTAGTGTCATATACTTTTAACTGATACATAACATCATCATTATCTGCTGGCATGTTATCTACATAATTTAAGGATTTACCACCAAGGTCTTGCCATACGACATAGGGAACCGTTGCCCCTACGGGAGCAATATCTTCATATACCCTTGGCTCAGCACCCAAAATTGCAACAACAGCAGGCGATTGTTTTAATGTTTTATAAATAGGTAGGTAACTCATAATGTCGCCAACTCCTTATCCACTTCTTCACTAAAGACTTGGGCGAAGGTTTCAATCACGTCATCAATTTTGCTGTAAAAGGCAACACGCATAAAAGGAATTGCAGGAACATAAGCAGTCCCGAACTCAACGAAACGCCAGTGACGAGTATCACCACCACTTGTAGGCTTTAGGGTTGCAGCAAATGATGCACCGCCATCAATACCAACACGCATTTTAATTAAGTCTCTGTTGCCAACTTTTCCTGCTGCAACTTTGATGTTTTTGGAAATATTGGCACGGGTTTCAGGATCATCAATTAATTGTGCATTTTGCCGAGCAGCATCACGCACTTTATTAAATCCCTTTCGAGCTGCTTTTCTCGCAATTCGTCTTGCTGTTTTCGGATCAGCTAAATGTTTTAATTTACGTGCTGGATTTTCTTCACCACTCCAGATTGCAAATTTTTCCAATTAACCCTCCTTGAACTTTTCCACTCCACTCGAAAGCAAAAAAGTACTGTAGATGTTCCCCGTTTCAGGGTCATTCAAGGCAGGACCATCAATTGCGTATTTCACACCTTTAAAAATAACGCGCATTGAACTATCAATATCTGTTCGATGTCGTATCTTTAATCGTGCTACAACTTGCGACTGGTTCCCTTGGGCTGCAATTAAGTCACGTGCAGATAAAGGGGTAACTTTGGCCCATAAATGCAAAAAATCCTGCCAATTAGCAGGACCTTCATAACCATTTTCATTTCTTTTTGAGCCTTCATCACGTTGTATAATGACTCGGTGACAAAGCTCTCCAGCACTAATACCCGACATAATTAGTCACTCAAATATTCAGGATTATCGTCATCATCTTCATCATCAGATTGCAACATTGAGATTAACTCACTGTTCTGATCCATGATTTGTGCCATCACCTCGTTCTGAGCTTTGACTCCCTGAATTAACTCCCGAACCACTAGAATCAATTCGTTGACCAGCGAGCCATTGCAACAACAATTTCCGCTTTCGGTCTGCTCGCTGGAGGTTTTGTTTAATCCACTCACGCCTCGCCTCACATCCTGAACATGTCATTTTGTCCAAGCCTCATAAGCCAATTGAATTGCCAAAATCTTAAAAACCCCATTTTCTCGAATGAAGAGACGATCTCCATGCATAAAAATGAGGTTTTTATAATGTGGCGTTTGTTTAACCCACTCAATAAATTCATCCATAATTAAATCGCCAATGGCACATAATATGGATTAAGAAGGACCAATACAGGTTGCGGCAGGAAAAAACCATTAGTGGGCATTTCACCCTCTAAATTTCGATACTTATCGTAATAGCCGCACAACAATAAAATTGCTCGTTGCTGAGCTTTGTTTTCTGCATCGTACTTAGTCAACACATGATCTTTTACAGCCTGCTCAGCTGCATCAAGCAAGCTTTGTAAATCATCCAGATCGGCACTGCCTTCATCATATTTAAGGTGACGGATTACATCATTCACTGTCAGCGGCATTTTTACCTCCTTTGCTATTAGCAAACGGGTCTTCCTTTGAATCACGTTTAGCCAAAGCTTCCAATGAAAAGTTTTGCTGCTGCATATATGGAGTATGCCCACCAGCAACGGGCTTATAATTAAACTTGGCTCTAGCCTCGTCAGGTGAGAATATGCCCCGCTGAACACCAAGAGCATAGAAGTTCATTTGAGATGTTGAATCCATTCTCAACAATGCTTCAAGATTCAAAAATGCTTCAAAACCTGACTTTTTAAGCTCCAGACCTTCATCAAGCATATTCTCAATTGCTTCAATCAAGCTTTGAAGACAGTCCCCATAGTAAATAAGGTTCATATCTTCAACTTTCTGGCCTTGCGGAATTCCACCAACACCGATTTTAAAAGCAGGAACATTAAATACTGAGCAAACTACCTCAGCACTCATTTTATGTTGCTCAATCATTTGGGCATCTGAAGCAGGAATTGCCATAGGGACATATTTCATATCCCCGCCTAAAATTGCAGTTTTACCTACATTTCCAGAAGAGTAATTTTGGTTCCAAGCATCTCGGATTTTTTTTGCATCCTCATCAGATATTTTTCCAGCACTGGTCAAAATACCACTAGGTCGACTCATATTTGCAAAGAAACTTGATCCATATTTTTGAATGGCAATACCTTGTGATGCAGCCAAGGAGCAAGCAACAATAGGACTCAGTCCAACTAAAGGATGATAAAAACAGTTCCAACGATCATGAATAATTTCAGAAGCTGGCAAAATTAAGGACTGGCCGACTTGGGCCAATTTATCAATACTGATTTGATAAAAAACTTCCCCAGCATCACTTACCAACGGCTTAACTAAATCAGGATTTAAAACAATTAAACCAATGATTTTCCCAAAAGCATCTCGAAATTTTAAAACGTAGGTATTCCCACGAGTAATTTTTGAAATAATCCAGTATTCCAAAAACTGCTGCATGGTTTGAAATCGATTTGGCTTTTCAAGAAACTTAAAACGTTCATCTTTAGTGGAAACCCAAACAGAACCCTCTTGCTTACGCAGCTCAAGGGGTAATTTCCCAATATCTTTTGAAATTAACGAAACACAGGCAAAAACTGCATGAAATGAGAGCAAATCTTCACGCTTTAATTCCATATTTCGTTGCCAAGCACCCATGAATGACTCTTGAACAGAGGTCCACCCACCTGTACCAGACACAGGTGTCATGGACTTTCTACGGAAAACATTGCTTAGAAATCCCATTTATGCACCCTTTTTACCTGTTTTACTGGAGGATTTGACAACTTTTGGAGCTGTCTTTATAGGATTCTGCGGGGCAATCGGTACAAAACTACCGAAATCATCAACTACTGGGGTTCCATTAAGATTTAATAAAACACCTTCGGGTTGAATAATTAATCCTTGAATTGTTTTTGGAGAATTTTTACCCAATGACTCAGCTTTTACTTGTTCAAGCTCAGAACCATCAATTAATTCAGCTACACCCAACAGTAAAAGCAAATTAGCTTCATAATCTTGAACATCAACCTCTGTACCAGCTGGACCTGAACACAAATCGACAAGAAATTTGACTTTAGGCATTTCGATACCTCTTTAGGCATAAAAAAACAGCCCTATTGGGCTGTTTTGCAAAAAATTTAAGCTGTAGGGTACTTGATATAGCCAGCTGCCTGTTGTCGACGTTTTTTCCAACGAATAAAACGCTCACCACGAATTGCCATCAAGTTATTTTGATATAAGTTGATCCAGTTTGGCGCAGCTTCCGTTCCTAGATTAATTGTTGCTTCAGTACTAATTGCAAAATCCATGAAATTATCATCAGCAAGCAAGATTTCACCAGGGACAACCAAAGCAATAATATCTTCCGCTTTTTCTGAAATTTCAACAGGTAACGTCAACCAGTACTTAGTACCATTTAAGTTCATACCTTCAAAATACTTATTACCTAAAGTATCTCGCATAATACTTAAAGATGCAGCGCGAGTTTCAGACATCACCCAAGTTGCACCACTTAAAGAAATACCTGCATCAGTTAGCTGCTTAATTACCTTCATGGCATCAGCTTCATACTGAGCAGCTGTCGTACCTGAGCTATCAATTGCTGTTACACCATTGAGAAGTGATGCAGGGCTATCATCGGATTCTGCTTTATCAGGATCAAATAACTGATCATCTAGGAATTCAGCTGTTGATTTCACCAAATCGTCACGAACCAATGCATCTGCTTTAGGATTTGAGAAACGAACTAACTCCTCAGATAGCAAAACAATACCTGCTACTTTAGATTTAGATAGCGTTACATTCCCATATGTTGGATTTGTTACAGGTTTAGTCTTTGTTTCACCTACCCAACCAACTGTTGACGCACCTGTTTGTGAAGGCATTTTAATATTGAACGGTACTTGACGCATTTTTGGGGCCAAACGGTCAACAACCGTTCTGCCTCGGAGTAATTCAATAAACTCTCCAGTTAAGTTTTCATAATTAACTAAACTTGAACCAAAGTTTGCATCAGTCGTAGTACCAATCACCGCTTTTTCGCTTAATGCATTTTGAACGATCTCAGGAGCACCCCAAGCTTTTAATACATCAATTGCGGTAACTTGGCCTTTACTATTTGCTGCTACAGCAGAGGCTTTAACCATTAAAGCAAACCCAATACCTTTTTCAAGATTTGGTTTAACTTCAATTTTTTCTCCACCAGTAGTTTTTACTGCTTCAGTAGGATTTTGTCCCTCAACAGGAGTTGTATTGTTTGACCAATCTGATTGAGATTTTTGAATATCTTCTAAACGTTTTAAGTTTAGTTTTAGATTATCTATTTCAGCTTCATGGCCTTTGATAGTAGCTTCATCTTCACCCTCAGGAGTTTTCCCATCTTTAAGTGATTTTTCCATAATACCCGAGATTTTTTTCTGAGTATCCTGAATAGTTGCTTTAATCTTGTCGATATGTTGTTGCAAAGTCATACGAGTTTTACTCCAGTAGATTTAAATTTAGGCGTATCAAGCAATTTCACTCCACCAACTTTTGGCACTGGAGCTGCTGGATTCTTCAACGACGGTGGATTACACAACAGAGATTTTTCTTGTGGTGTTTGTTCTGGATTTGCCTTTTTGTTTTGGCAAAGGGACTTAATCCCTGTAATGGTTGCTTCCTGATTAGCTGGAATAGTTACAGCTGATAACTCATACCAATCCCATTTAATAAATTTGTAGCCCCATGTGCCTTGAATATCAGCCATTTCAAGGCCTCGAAAACCAATGGACAAGCCACGGACAAGACCAGTTTTAATACTGTCCCAAGCCTCCTGAAGGCGAGCTTTTAAAGTTTCAGATTCAACCTGATCAGGTTTAGTCAATTGAATTTTGACTTGAATGCCAGCATCGGTAACGTTTGCTTCTACTACCTGTCCAATTGGCTGACGTTTATCGTGCTGCCAAAGAAATGGAACTGGCAAAGTGAATTGAGCACCTTTAGGCTCTACTACATCATCAACGCGGTCTGGCGTTGGTGTTGTTGCTATCCCTTCAAGCACCCATTGCTCTTCATCAACCGCTTTGATTTCGAGCAAACTATAGGCTTGCTTCATCTTTTTAGACTCCAAAAAAAAAAGCGACCTATTAGGTCGCTCGAAAATTAGAAAAACTTATATAAAAAATACTTGATGACTTTGCACAGGCAACTCAGGATTCATCGACATCAAAGCAACCCCATTGAAGGTTGCAATCAAAGGGTCAATTTTTCCTTTGCCTGACTCTTGCTTACGAATCGTCAAGGCGTTACCTTGATAAACCCCCTTAGCATTTCCAACGCACCAGTTCATCATGCGTTGCCCCGCATGTTTAAACTTTCCTTCTGCAACTTTCCTTTCGGTTGTTTGTACGTAACCCGACAATTGATACCCTTGGGGAACACCAATTAAAAGTTCAAATGGCACTTGCTCTAAAAGACCATCTTGCAAAGACGGCATACCCAATTTATCAAGCCCAATTGCAGCTTTTTCAGGGAACTTTCCAGCATCATAAATGCGTTTGCATATTTGAGCAGCTTGGCTAACGTCGTCACCGACATTTTTAACGATGACTAAATCACCATCTCGCTCAAAGTCTTCATAAGCTGGTGCATTTTCTTTTCGACGCTCTAAAGCAATTGGATGAACCCATGCACGGTTCCAGCAGTACCATAATGACCGATCATTTTTATCCCTACCAATGATCGACATGCCAAACATGTCATCAAGTCCACCGCCATCAAAACCAACCGTACACAACTCGCTCAAATCAAGAATAGATTCTAAGAAAAGCTTGTCTTTATAAGCTGATAGCAGCCAGAAATCAGCTCCCGCCCAACTGTCAGCACGCTTATTCATGCCGATTTCGACATTCAAATATTTAGCTAAAAATAACTGAATTGAATCTGCGCCACTTTCTTTTGCCTGCTCATACTTATTCAATAAATAACGGATATGGGTAGAGCGTCCAAGATTTGGATTTGTCACATAAAAATAATCAGGGTCTAAATATTTTTCCTCATCAAGCAGTTTTTGTGGGAACTCATACAAAACAGGGAGGAATGAAGGGTTTTCAATTTCCCCATCTCGCACCTTACGGGCATAATCTAATTTCTTTTTAAATATGCCCGCTGGTGGTTTATCTGATTGAGTTGATAACCAAATTAAAAAGCCCTCAGGGAATGAAGCCATACCACCCGTTGCTTCCTCAAGCATTGACTCAGCATTAGCACGTTCGCCAAATACCCAAAGCTCATCCACTAAAATAAATGCACCTTTGGCACCAGCACTTGAACCCGTTTCCGCAGCAACTACGGTCAAGACAGCTTTAGTCGTCCGATGGGTAATTGTTCGCGTATGTTCTGCCACATGAAATAAAGCATTTAATTCGGGATCATTCCGAATCATGTTTTTCATCGGAGTAAAGGAGTTATCAGCTACCTTTTTGGTAGGTGCAATGATGATAAATTCCGCTGCTTCACGGCTATTTAAAATAATAGCTGTGAGCATAATCCCCGCAGCCATGGTCGATTTGGTGTTTTTCTTACTAATGAGTAAGAAAAATTCATTAATTAACCTTTGATTACTTTGAAAGTCATATGCACCAAAGATGGTCCCAACAAAATCAAAAACCCATTGAGCCGTAATCTCTCCAATTGTTGGTTTACCAGCTACATCAACAACGATTAATTCTTTAAAAACACGTAAAGCCATATCGGCTTCATCTGGAAATAACGGCTTACAGGCAATTAAAGATTCTTTTGCTAAAATCTTCTTTTCCCAATCTGGGCAAGCTGTACTCCAGATCGGGGACATCGAAGACATATCAACTCACTCTTTGTTGTTTACGTTGCTCATCTGCTGTTGCAAATTTACTTTTTCTAGATACTTGATCAGCTTCATTATCTCGGACTTTTTTAACGCCATCCTCGCCCACTTTCCCAAACTCATAAGGCAATGCGGCTTTTGCAGCCTCAATACGTATCTTCCTGTCAATACGTGGATTTTTGTAAATTGTTTTCAAAAACTCCAAAGAATTTGATACATTCTCCATCGCTCGGAACTCAGCCTGAATAGCTGCTTCACCCAAAGGTGTAGCGTCCAGCCCCCCGCCCCCCTGAGAATTCAAGCTCGCCAGATATGCAACTACATCGGGATCATTCTCCAATTGGCATCCTTTAGCCGCTGCCGAGCGTTCTGAATAGCCAGCCAACACTGCTGCTTCTTCTTTTTTCTTACCCTGCAATCTTGCATGGGCAAATGCTTTCTTTCTTTGAGTTAAAGCCATTTTTACCTCCATTGTGCAAAATATTGGCAAGTTATATCGAAATTTATCTATTTTCTAAAAAAGTTTATTTACTTCTTTGAAAATAGGAAAATTTTCTACAAATGAGAAAGGGGGGCGGTGTCCGCTGAGACCCAAAAAATAATTTTTGGATACCCCCCCGTCATGTAAAAAATGCACCACAAAGGTGCATTATCTTTTTGAAACTTCAAATGTTCCACGCATTTCATCTTGATTCTTCAAACGACTAACTTGACCAACTGCTTCAGACTGTAAATCGGTTTTGCCAATTGGAGATCCATTAAGAAACATTTGCAGTGACTTCAGCTCGGTCATGTTACGAACATCTAAAACCTTTTCACCTTTAGGTACCAAGAAAGTTCCCTCAATGTATTTATCTTCACTCATTTTCCTGCCGCCTTTCTTCGCATACGTTTGAGTCGGTTCTTTATATTCTTTGGCAGTTGAACAGGTCGCGCATGATCAATACCAATGGTCACAACCATTCCCTCTTCCTGATTTTCGGAAGCCGTAGCTTCCTTAAAATGTTTTAGAATTTCTTCAAGGCGGGCATATTCATCGCAATGAATTAAATGTTCATGCATCAACATGTTGAACTCCATCAATTCTATTTATTCTTTTTAAACCAACATCATTCAGCTGCTCATCAGTCATGACTTCCAATGAATAACTAGAATCGAACACAATGACTTGCTTGCCTGCTTTCTTAAAAGCTTTAGTCAGATGGTCTAACTCGTTTCGCATTTGTTCATAACTATGGAACTTACAGAAGTTAACTCTTGCTAAGACAAGTACAGCATCAGGGTTAACCAACTCAAAATCTAAACTTAGTTTGTATTCCAAGTCTTTAACCTTCTGGCTCTGCTCGTTGTATGCTTGGCCCTGCTGGATTAGCAGCTTATCTTTAGCATTAATCTTAGCTTGCTGATATAACCATGAAGTCCAAGCAATATTGACAAGTGATGCAGCTATTCTTGATTCCTCGTCACTTCCTTTGGGTACATATGAACTCATTTGATTTGAATAAGATACATATGCAAGCAAGTGCCGAACTGGAGCAAACTCTAATTCAAACTGATTGCGAATTAATTCATCTTGTTTTGCAGCTGTATTCATCGCATACCTGCCTTGCTTTCAGCTAATGATTTCTTGTCATGACATGGCTTGCACAATGACTGGAGGTTATCCAGATCATCAGTACCACCTTGAGCCGTGTTAACGATGTGGTCACATTCAAGCTCCATGGTTATGCAACCACAATGGCAGCAGGTCCAGTCATCACGCTCATGCACTTGTTGTTTAAGCTTGCGCCATGACCGACCACCACGACCCTTGCCGTAATTCTTTTCAGGTTTTGGTAAAGTCGCATGATTGCTTTTAAGCGTTGGTAAGTTTGATGAACCAAGTTTAGGTAGTCTCATTTTTAATAATCCTTTGCCCTGCCTCAACTTCATCCAGATCAGCTAGTCTTAGCTGCCCATAGACTTGAACACGTGGATGGTTTTCACCATTCCACAGCACCTTGAAACATGATCCCGTTTGAACAACAACGCCAACATCGTTAAAACCTTTGATGTCGTTGCGGTATACAACTGGATCACCCAGCAACATTACTTCTTCATCAAACATTTCAATCCTCAACCATAAACAATTCAGCCTTAGATGAAATAGGCTCTAAAACAACTAAAGGTGTCTCGGCCACGACACGTTCATAGCAGCTTGAGCAAAGTGTTCGCCAATTTCTTTGATCCCAAAATAAGACCCGATCTGTTTTCGGGTCTTTTATATGGGCTACTTTGTCGGCTACTGATACAAAGCCACGACGGGCACAATCACTGCAAAACTCATTCATTGAGATAAAGTCAGCAGTAGCACCGCGCCAAGTCTTTTCTTTGCTGCCCTTCTTGCTTGCACGATCCAGAACCTTTTCAGCCTTAGCTGCCATAGCCTCTTGATGTCTCCAATGTTCCTCTCGTTCTTTTCGGCCCATAAATAATCCTCAAAAAAAGAGGGCTGTATGCTTTCCGAAACATACAGCCCTTTGAAATGAGGCCGTGGCCTCCAAGGAATTAACTTTAAAACTTACAATTCTTCATTATGGTGAAATGTAGATGAAAACTGTAAAACCTGTCAAGTTCTTTTTAATAAAAAAGCAATCTTTCAGGTATCTTTTTTTAATTGATGCATTATTTTAGCTTCAGCAATTTCATATTGATTGTCAAAAAACTCCTTCTTATCATCAATATGCTTACTCATTATATTTTTAACAGTCACATGTGAGTACCCTGAAAAAACTGCACGGTTACGTGTTGAAGGCTGATAATCACCAGAGACCATGCAAAACTCAATTAATGCAGTCTTTACGACTGGCAGGCGATATTCAACTCGCAAACCCTTCTCACAAAATTCCTGATCAAATTTTGATGTTAACAACTCTGAAAATATCAAAATATTTTCTGGAGTATTTGCACCTAAGCATTTCAAACGAATTAAATTCTCCTGTAGTCGGGTCAATTGAGAATAACTAATTGCTAAAATAACATCCTGAGCCGTATACAACGGCTTAGTATTATCCACTCTAATCGCTTCATAATTAACAGTTTTTGGATTCAATAACCGTATTAAATTTTCCATTCAAATCACCACTTATAATTATCAGTGTGTACCATGTGTACAATCTGTTTATGATTTTTGGAAAAGGTAAACACTGGAAAGCCTTTATATATAAAGCTTTCACTTAAATGTGTACCATGTGTACCATTTATATAAAGTTCTCTTACGTGAGAATGCTTTTTGAGTGATGGTTTAAGAATTACTTTGAAGGTTGTTAATTCAATACAGATATTACTTTTACGTATACGCGCGCGTGCGCAAATGGTACACATGGTACACATAGGTTTAAAAGCATTGATATATAAGGCTTGCAGACGTGTACCATTGTTTTGAATGGTACACATAAAGGTACACATGGTACACATAAAGCCTTGATTTTTATATTTATAGAGGCATCGGAACATTATCACCACCATCGAACGCCTTGTCAAATTTATCTATCTGTTCACCCAGCCAGTCCTGCAATGGCACATCTTCAGGAGGCACCCCAACAATAATCACTTTAGTTTGCCCTCTTGTGCCTTTAGGCTTTCGCCAATGCTTTTGATCTGTAGTAGAAACAATTCCATATTTCTTTGCCTCACCCATAAAGCGCTTTTGGCTCACAACGTGTTCATTTGTCCGTTTAGACCACTTCTGGTATGCATCATAGAGCTGCATAGACGTACAACTCACATATGGAAAATCCGTTTCACCCTTTATCCATTGAGTGACAAACGTGTCATAACCCGCTTTGGTATATTCAATAATGTCCCTTTTGGCCTCTGTCATCGGGGGCTTTGTGTGAGCATCAAAACCTGTTAAATCGACTTGTAGCAAAGCTGTGTAAAATGCTTGAATTACTTCTTTTGAATCGAGATCACGTGCAACTCTCTCCAGTAGGTCTGGTGGTAAAGTTGATTTTGGGTACAAGACTAAAAAACGACGGTCATTTTCTTCAATCGGTAGCGGTTGAGTATGGTTGGATAAAAATACACAATTCATGTGGTTCGCTTGGCGCATTGAAGCCAAGAATTTTTGATGAATTGATAGCGTGCTACCAGTAATTAAATGCTTAATAAAACCCATCATGCCATGCTTGGTTTTGTTGTTTGATATTTCTTCAAATAGCAAATACAACACCTGTTCGGCCCAATCATTGTATTGGCTCTCTAAATCGCGCTGATCTAAAGTTTTATGATAAATAGTGTAAATTTTCTCCATGACAGCGCCAAAAAACAACGATTTACCAGCTCCATGAATATTTCCGTGCATTAAAACAGAGGTTGCCATTTTTGCCCCTTTGTTTTGTAGAGGGTACGCTAACCATCTTAACAACCATCCAAATGCAGCCTTTTCCTCACCACAAAGATGTCGTAGTAAGTCGATAAAACTTTTGGCCTTATCATATGCAGTCTTGAGTGGTAATAATTGATCTGCCGAGTCTGGATCTACTAAAGCTGTAACCTCCAGACCAGTAAAAATATTAATTTGATGCTCTTTGGTTGAATTAGTCGGATCAAAAACTAAATCAACATGACGAATCATTCGACGGTGGGGCGATTTGGCCCAAATCTCATATTGATTTGGATACGCCTCTTTAATCGCAATATTTTTAATGCGTTCTCGGTTAATGGTATCCCATGACTCCAAAGTCCCTTCAAGATGCACAAAGCGCCCAAGCAAATCGGTAGCATCACTTGCATTTTGATCATCAATTTGTTTTTTCAAGGCATCAGCATCAATCATTTTTCTTTTGGGATGGGCTTGCCAGCGATTGGCAACAGATTTACCTACCATTTTTGTGAAGGCTAAAGACTTGATGACCTTCTTTTTGTAATCATCCCAAATATCTGTTTTACCTTCCACAAGCATAAATCGACCTAGACACTTTTCCAGTGAGAATTCAGGACGTTCAAATTCAATAATTTCTCCCTTATTCTTATTAGTAGCCACATCAACACTAGGCTTTTCATTCATAGGTGGTGCAAAATCAAGCTCAAAATCATCTTTTAAATCAACAAGTTGATCATCATTTTTTGCACTATTTTGGTACATTACCCCCAAATCTTGGCTTGCCTGAGCGGGAGGGGTGCGGGGAGAAGACGGAGTAATGGCCGAAGAATTAATTTTCTCTTCAATCTGCCTCCGCACTTCACTTAACCCCACTAACACATGTAAGTCATTAAAATCGGATGGATAAGAAGATGATGCTTGCGGCTGCCCCTCATTACTGTCATGACCCATTTTGCTGTTAACTGTACTAAAGTCGGGTAAAATCCCCAGCCCGCCTGTGGCAGCCACAGCTTTATTCGCAGCTTTTAAGCCTGCATCTGGAGGATTACTGTGACTGTCATCATCTGCACAATAAACAATTTGAGCTTCTGGAAACTTAGAGCGGATTGCTATCCCTACCTTGTCCACATTACTTGACTGGAAAGAAACAATAGTTGTGTAACCTGTCGCCTCATAAATACTTGCAGCCGTCGCGTAACCCTCGGCAATACAAACGACCTGTTTAGGTTCGGCAATCTGGCCTAACATATAAAAACAGTGGTTGATTCGACCTCCATTCAAATATGGTTTAAAACCGTCAGGATGAATTGTTTGAAGGTTCCAGATTTTCCCATTTATATCAAAAAGTGGAACAATTAAATGGCCGTTCCCATTGATACGGCATCCAAAATTTTTGACCTGTTTACGTTCCAAATATGGACAATCACGGTCAAAACTACGCCATTTAGACTCACGTTCTGCGCGCTTTGCGGCAGCCTCGTTCGCCTTAATCTCCTCTTGTTCAGCCTTGATACGATCTGCTTCAGCTTTATCTTTCCAGCGTTGTTTATCAGCTTCAGTTATTTTGGAGTCACCAGATAACCCCAAAATTGCTCCAACCTCTTGAAGTACTGCCGAGTAATCCATGTTCCTAGACTTTTCAATAAGCGCAAAACCATCACCCGCGTTACATTGGTTGCAGATCCATGTACCCTTCCCTTGCTTGTCATCACATCTAAAACGGTCTTTACCCCCACAAATCGGACAAGGTCCATGTTGGTTTTTTTTCGCTGGAACTTGAATGGCAAATGCTGGGAAAATTAAATCCTTCCAACGGCCCTCGGCTGCTTCACGAACTTGGTCAAACCTTAGAGCCATAATTATTCCCCTCTAAATCCATCGGAAATTTCCTGAAGCTGAGATTTACGTGTATCAATCTCTTCTTTTCTCGCCTCCCATTCATCAAAATCAATAAATTCCTCAATCTTTGATGAAACAAGATTGTTTAAAAATTCAGGACTTAACGCATCAAGCTCCCAGCTGGAAGTACCAAATTTTTTTCGATATGCATCAAAGCGAGAATCTGAGTCTTTGGCAGGGTTTTTAGGTGGGCGTAATTCTTCAATTTGATCGTAATTTAATGCGATTCGCTCAATTGAAAGATGATGCTCTCCCCCAGTTAACAAATTAATTCGCTCCGACAAATCGCGTGTCATATCTAATCCAGACGGGTCATGATCACCTAAATGGATGATTGTGTGACTTTTCCAATGAGGCTTACGAGTAATATGTTTCTTAGCAAAATCGTACAAAACCGAACTAGACGGATAACCACGTGCTGCCAATAATGGAACGTCATATTCATTACAAGTACGTTCCAGCACACCTACTAAAGCTTCCTTTTCTACAATTACATAAACTTGATTAGCTTGGTCCTGCCACATATTCATATGAAAGCTACTTACGCACGCATCAAGAATGCTTGAGACCGAACGCCAACTTGAACGAACAATAAAATCACGAGTACGGTCTTCAATAGCATCCCAATCAATTAATCCAGCAAGTTTTGCATCATTAATCATTGCAGCTACGCGTTTATATGAGTTCAAATCGTTTGAAATAACATCACGAGCGACTAATTGGTAATACAACTGACGCACCGTTAATACATATCCCTGTCTTTGATATGATCCAATTAAATCATTCATGAAATGGATTAATTCTAAAGAGCTGCGACGAAACTCTTTCGGTATAAAACAAACCTTAGACATCTTCATTCTCCCGAAAGGCTTCAACCATTGCGTAAAGATTCACTGCAACACGAATCAGATTTAAAACATCTTTTTGAATTACTGCTGCTTCATCATTTGTAATAACTTTGTCTGCAATTGCCTGAGCAACAGACTGAGAAAGATCACCTTGCTCACGAGCAAGCATTCCGATAGATGTCATAAAATTCGCATCGACCAGCAATGTAGTTTCGGGAAGTTCAAACCAAGCGGCATTTCCATGAATAGCGCAAACACTGTCCATAATTCGCTCATCTTTGGTTTCTGAGAGAATCGCTTCAAAGTGGTGAATATTTGCTTTATGAGTTGTGGTTGTCGGATTAATAGAATTGCGAAAGGTATTGATATTAAAACCGTTATTTTCTGCAATTTGAGCCATTAAGCATTCATTACTATTTGACACAGCAGCTTTTAAAGCCTGCTCAAGTGTTAACACAGCACGTTCACGACGTTCATTAAGTGTTAGATACATGTTTAAAATTCTCCATTTCAATCATGTTTTTGAACAAGGGATTTGGGTAAGGTGTAACCCGCAAACCAAAGCAAAAGATTTTCTTTTTTTAATTTCCCATTGCTCGCCAAAGCCAATGATTCGATTAATTTTATTGTTGGCATTGAATACCTAAATCGGAGCTTTTTGATGATGTATTTATCAGTAGTGCCCACTTTCTCGGCATATTTGCGCAACTCTTCAGGACTCATTGAGTCAACAAAACTTCTAAAATCAGTTTCATTTATTGCCATTTCGAATGTCTCAGGTACTAAACATTGCTAAAAGATACCTGTGAGGTTTCATTTTGTAAATACCTGTAAGGTTGCCGCAGGTTCTTTTAAGTCCAAAAAAACAACTTACGAGGTTGTTTGAGTTGAAGTTTTTTTAGTTGAAAATATTTATATAAATTGCCAAGGATTTAAAAATGTTGAATATCTTTGAGATTAGACGCTCTAATGTCTTAAGAATTACTAAAAGAATTTCACGAAAAAATTTAGCTTCCTTAATTGGCATGGAACGTGGTTTGTTAAATCAATACCTACGTGAAAAAAAGCCAAAAAACTTTGGTCAGGAAACGACTAATAGAATTACTACCGCCTTGAATCTCCCTGAAGGCTGGTTAGATCACTTGCAAGATGACAATGTAATTAATTATCTATTCAATGATTCTGGTGAGCTTGCGTCACTAAATGTCGCAGCGAGCGAAGATGATACTCAAAACAATAAGTTAGCCCCTGTAAATATTCTTAAGGATGAGTATAGAATAATTAAAGTATCTATCGGACTATTAGTAAGAAAGGGGGAGAATCTGGAAATCACGTCGAATTTAACCGAAACATACTCTGTTCATTATCCTGAAAATTTAAAAAACCCATTGGCTTTTTTAGTCATAGGCAACGGTCAAAGAAAACCTTTTAAAAATGGATGGGTTTTAATTTGTGAGCAGAATGCAGACCCAATTGAGGGCGAAGATTGCTTATTCTTTACAAAAGACAAAAAAGTTTACGTCGGCGAAGTACTATTTAATAAAGACGGATTTGTTGAAGTAGAAGATATTTTTGGAGAGCGAGAAAGTTTAAATATTGATGAAATAACTAAAATTTCACCTATAAAAGTTTATATCGCACCTAGCCAAAAGATTAAGGGCAGCTATTAAATTGTAAAATTGCAACCTGTCAGGTATTGACAACCTGACTAGTTAAAAAGTAACCTCGCAGGTATCCAAACACCTGCGAGGTTTCTTTATGTCAAAAACAACCCCAAAAAGTACCGATTCGGTTGCTCAAATCAACACAGCTATTGAACTCATTAGCGACGCTCATACAGGCAAACAGCTTGAAGAAGCTCGTAACACAGCTACAGCATTTATTGATGCTGCATATGAAAGTGAAGACATCACTTTAAATCAAAAACATCAACTTCTTAAAAAAGTTCGTACAGCCTACCGCATCCAGTACATAGGAGCAGCACGATGAAAATATCACAAGTTGCGGTTTTCAATATTGCCCTATTTGCAGCCTTCTCAGCTTGCACCTTTCTCGGTCTGAAATACGGCACAACAACTTTAAACCCTGTAAGCGAGTCTGTGGCTTACCAAGCTCTTTTCCAAAACAACAATGAAGGAAACAAATAATGCAAATTCAACAATTAAAAGCTGCTGAAGTAGTCCGTAATAAATATGGTTTCTGGAACCATCCAGAATGGGAAAATTATTTCAAAACAAATTTTAATCAGAATGAACACCTTTCTGATGAAGAAATTACACGTGTACACGTCCACTTCAATGTAACGACTGACCGCGTTTACTTTGAATCCGATGCCCCTGAAGAATTAACCTTTCGTTATTACGAAAAAGAAGACCAAGCAGCAATTATCGAATGGAACCCTTCTAAACCAGATCATGACCGTGATTGGTTTTTAGTCTCAATTTTTGAAAATAGTAATGGTGATGTCGTTGCTTTATGGGCAAAACAATACAACACCCTCTTATCAATTGAACGTCCACTTTTTGAGAAAAATTTTGTTGAAAAAGCTGGTGATCTTAGCTTTTTAAAATGGGAAGAATGCTCGGACGGTAACGGTTCATATCAAACTGATTGGGATGCATTCGGCCATAACAATGAATCTGAAGATGATGAAGCGATCATGGCACATGCTGAACATGTCACCTCTTGCCTCATGTCATGGCTTGAATGTGCCAAGTTAAAAAATAAAGAAATTGATGCTCTCAAAGCCGAGTTAGCAAAGGCTAAGGAGACAACCTTATGAAAGAATTTTTATCAGGTTTCAGAATCCTTGCAGTATTGCTAGCTGCCTATTTTATTGTCAGTCGCTTGGAGGGCCTTTAAATGCTTATTTGCCCATTACATTCTTATTTAAAGCAAAGCCTTAATGATCAAGTTGAAGCTTGGTTGGCTCAAGGCAATGAAATCAAAAAGCTTGCCCATGGTGAAAGTGGTCATGACTGGTCTTTCAATAATCAGCCAATCAGCGCTCAATCAACTTTACGTGAAATGATGACTAAATCCATCAAAAACCACAAAGCGAAAAAGGCTGAAAAGAAAAGTAGCAAACGAGCTACCAAAGCGCAGATTAATGAATTAATCAAATGGCTAGGCCAAAGCACAGGCCGCGGCACACTCTTAACTCAAAAGCTAGATTGTGCCCCATCGTTTATTTCACAAATTAAAAACTTCACCCGCCCTTGTTCTGCCGAGAATTATAAAAAGATCAAGGAAGCAATGTTGGAAATTGAACAGGATGAAAAACAATGAATAACATTGATTTAGCTATTGAAGACTTTGTTAGCAAAACACTCAATATCGAAGGGTTAACACTCAAAGAATTTGAGAAATCAGCAATCTCAAATGGCTTTTATTTCAAACAGCAAGGCGGTGATGAAAAACACGGAACGTATGCAATTTTTAAAACCTACAACGCCCACTCAGCTGCAATTACTAAATGCCATTGCGGTCATATCCACCGTTTAGAGGACATGTGCATTAAATGCCATCCAGCAAATGAGAACTTAAAAACTCTCAATATTAAATTTCCAACTTCATGCTCCCTTTGTGAGTTTTCGGAATATATGGAAATACAAGTAGAACCCCATAACGACAGCTATTCATGGTCAGGAAAAGTTAAATGCCCGAACTGCTCAAATACAGGTGAATTGCTATATGCAGATGGCTATGCATTTATCAGTTGGGCTATTGAATTACCGTTTTAAGGACAATAAAAATGAATAGATTAATGCTTGATTTTGAAACACTTGATGTTGGTGAATGCCCTGTCATTTTAAGCATGGGCGCTGTTGTATTTAATGAGACAGGTATTGTTGACTGCATCAGCGAAAAGATTGATCAGCAATCATGCCTAGACCTTGGTTGCACAATCTCAGAAAGCACGCTTGCGTGGTGGAAAGAACAATCAGAAGAAGCCCATAAAGCTGCTTTTGGTGGAACTACAAATATCGGCTATGCCATGGGAATGCTTGTTGGACTTTTCATGAAGCATGAATGTACTGAGATTTGGAGCGCTGGCTCACTCGCAGATATTCGATGGACTAATAATATTCTTGAAAAACTGCAAATGAAAAAACCATGGGAATTTTATCACGAAATGTGCTTTAGAACTTTCCGTGTATTTATGCCTCAGATCGAATTTGAAAAAACAGGCACAGCTCACAATGCTTTAGATGATGCGATCAACCAAGCAAGATACTGGATTGAAGCAACCAAGCAATTAAAAACCATACTTTTTCAAGGAATGGATCTGGCCCTTATTGATGATAAGGATATCAGCATTGCAGTTCATTTCGATGAAAACGGCAAGATGTCTTTTTATCCAGTTGAAGGAGAAAAAGCATGAAAATTAGACCAATTCGATTTAGTGATACACGCAATCACACTAAAAACTCAGTAGCAGATGATGTCACTGAGCGATACTCAACCTTTCTTTATGATAGTGCTGCACATGGAAAGTCATATTACATGGTCCGTTGTGCATTTTGTAAAGATGATTTTAAAGCTTTCAAATGGTCCTTAAGAGGTGGTGGTAAACGTTGCCCAAATTGCAAAGCAATTATGGGATCAAATGGTCAAACCTACCAATGGTCAAGTTTAGTTAAGGATAAACCATGAAAAGAATTACAAAAGACGTGAGCTATCATCCTTTAACTGAAGCCGAAGTTTTGGCAATACTTGCTGAAGGTGAATTAGATGCAAGCGACTTGCTTTACACAGCGAACCCAAACTTTGAAAAACGTTTTATGCGGTTAAATACAGCACTTTCAAAGCTACTTGATGAAGTACGCGAGTATTTTCCCGATGCTAATTATTACAGTCCCAATGATGGCATGGTTTTATTGCTTGGAAGTTCTCATGCGAAAAAGCACGATCAGCCAGCACAACAAGAATTAGTGGCTGCAACAAGTCATGCATTAGTTTGCAAGTTAAGTGGAGGTGACTGGTAATGGCTACATATATCGAAAAATTACAGGACCCTAAAACTGTTCAAAAGCTTGAGTCGTTGCTAGGTGGGCACATCATGAGCGTGTACAGAAATGCAGGCTTAAATCCCCCAGTTCCTGTATCACATGGTGGACGTTTCATCTATGCCGATCCAGCACCAGAAAAGTACGCACGTCATTTACGTGAAGGCATGAAACTGTTTGCTCAAGCGTTGGATGAAATGTCGCAAAATGATGGAGGGAATAATGCCTGAATTTATCGTAACGATTGAAGCAGATTCAGCACCTCAAATCGTTCTCGGTCAAATGCTTCTTGGCGGTACAGTTACCGCCCTGAAGCTTGAAAAGCGTAAGTTGGTATCTGTGGCCGAGCTGGTTGCTAAATATGGTCTATCAGATGAAACCATTCGCACAAAATGCATTTCGATCAACCAAGGTACTAACGGCAAGCATATGTATGATCCAGACGCAGCCGATGCAATATTAAAAAATCAAAAGGTCAGACGTGGACCTAAAAGAAAAAATTAATTATATGCCCGCTTTATGCGGGCTTAGTTTTATCCGTTAAATGCTTCAATCAGATCGGTTGCATCAGGGTTATAGTAAGTATTTACCAAGACATCAATTTTCTTATGACCTGTAATTTTGGCTAATACCTCAACAGGTAGCTTTCTAACTCTAACCATACGTGTAATAGCTTCATGACGGGTATCATGAAAATGAAGGTTATTAAGACCAATACTCGCTTTTCTTTTTTCCCACATTAATCTAAATGCATTTTCAGACTGAGGGATAATATTGCGTCCAGTGTGCTGAATTAATTTTAATAATTCTTTTGCCTCTTCAGATAGCGGTACGTTTCTTGAATCTCCATTCTTAGTTTTCGGTAGGTGGACATAGCCGTCATAAATATCTTTCTTTGCCATAGCCAACAATTCACCACGACGTAATGCAGTCTCTATGGCAAATAAAAAACCCCAAGCAACATAGTGCTGTGGCAACACTGGAACACTGCCCCTTTCATAATCTAAAGCCTTTAACATTAAATCTATTTCTGAAGGATGTATGCGACGGTCCCGAGCTTTTGGCTTTTTGGGTTTTGTCATTTGCATCCAAGGGTTTTCATCAATCAAAAACAATTCTTTTTGCGCGAATGTAAACATCGCACTGTAGTGTGAGATTTCCTTTAAAACCGTGTTCTCACTAACTTCTGATAAGCGTTTGTTACGCCAGTTAGTTAGGTCTTTTGGAGTAATTTCATATATTGATTTTTGTGCCAATGCACCAAACTTCATTTCAAAATTTTTATACTGCCCTTTTATCCAATCACGTGAAGATTTAGAAGGATTAAACTGTCCAACATCCTGAAAGTATTTATTGCTCAAATCACGAAATAAAAACTTTGGCTTCTCTTCACCAGCATCTATACGCGATTGTGATTTTAATTCTAGTAATTTTAATGCTGCCCATTGCAAGCATTCTTTTGGCGTATCTCTGGTACAGTAATAACGTTTCCCTTGATGAGAAACAGTAATTGTATATGTCTCACCTCTTTTACGCGGTGTAGGTAGTTTCAT